CGTTGCCGGGTATATCCGCATGGTGGAAATGATTGCCGCATCACCCACAAAGCACGTCCTCATTGGTGGCGTGAAAGGGCGTGCAGATACCGAGATTGGGGACTGGTATCACCGCATAATCGTGGAGGTCAATAACTGGCTGAAACAGATGTACCCGCATCTGTTTGTGGACCGTAACCGCTGGCTGTGTGAGCACGCCCCACGCCTGCTGAACATTGAACTGTCCGATGAAGATAAGCGACGCGCCGAAGCATGGCTACCACCCAAGGCAGTCCTCCAGGACGCTACCCACACGGTGCCAGAACTGCGTGTCATTGAGGGCGAACACCTGTGGGCCCCGGAACTAGCAATTCGTGGGTGGGCGCAGGCAACCAAGCCACTGGAGCGCACCCCGATGGATATTACGAACCGAGTTCCGTACGACCTGCAATCTCGTGTGGCCGACCTTGAAAATCGACTGAAAGCCCTAGGGGCATAGGAGGACACCATGGACACCAAAAACCTTATCCCGTATGTGCTGCACTTTCGCCAGGTTAAAGGCGAAAAAACGCTAGAACTCGACCCGGCTCACCGCTCCGGAAACGGCACCAATCCGACGGTGTTCTACTTCGGTAAAGCTATTAACCACGTGGCCATTCAGCTTGTGTGGACAGGCGAAGACGTAATCAACTTGCAGATTCACGATTCGCAAAAGTGGTCCAATGTTTCTTCCGGGAAGGGAAAGGCCACCAGTAAGGCAGAGCCGTTTGTCTCCGACATCGTGGAAATCCCCATGACCACTGTAGGTGGTGGTGTTGGGCTCCGTCTTGTACTTGACGAATCCGCAAACGTTGGCGCCCCTTACATTGCTGCCCGCGCCACGGTAAAGGTCATTCCGATGCCTGGGTACGACGAGGTGAGGTAGAGCTTATGGTTACTCACCCAATGAAACAAGGCACCTATCAGGTGTCATCGGGCTACGGCCCGAGGTGGGGCACATTCCACGCCGGGCTAGACTTCGCCGCCCCTATCGGCACACCAATCTACGCGGCAGCAGATGGTGTCGTGGTGGAGGGCAAAGAGCGCTACAACGTGTCCGGCTTCGGCTCCTGGATTTGGCTCGACTGCCAAGATAGCGTCGGCAAGGACTTCATCTACGGGCACGTGAAGCATGACGGCATCCTCGTCAAGGCGGGAGACCGTGTACGCGCCGGCCAACAGATTGGCGTTGTAGGTAACGAGGGCCAGTCCACCGGCCCGCACCTGCATTTCGAGGTGTGGGGGTCGCCGGGCCGCTTAGGTGGTGCTCATCAAGACCCGGCCCCGTATCTGGCTGGCGCCGCACAGCCCGGCGAGTCTACCGCCCGCCCCGTGGGGAAGCAGGGCGACACCCTCTACGGCATTGACATCAGTGAACATAACGACGGTTTGAGCTGCGTCAAGGCTAAGCAGGAGGGCATGGACTTCGCCATTATTCGCCTATGCGACGGCACCCATGTCGATAGGGTATTCCGCTCGCACCTCGCGGACGCGGAGCAGGCCGGAATGCTCGTCTCCACCTACTGGTATCTGCGCGCCCCATCCGAGGGAACCAGCATCGCCCAGCAGGTTGATGTAATCGACCGGCAGATGGGTGGTCGCCGAGACCTGCCGGTGTGGATTGACGTGGAATCCGTCGATATGAATTATCCCGCCAGCGACCCGCGCCGCTACCTACTCGTAGAAAAGGATGTTTGGGACGCGAAGCGCGAACTGGAACGGCGTGGCTACCATGTGCCCGGCATCTACACCGGCCGCTGGTATTGGGAGAACATGCGCGGCGGCGAACCCTCCATGCAGGGCCTCGGCTACCTATGGGCATCTGACTATGGGCTAAACAACGGGGCCGGTGAACCGCGTGCCCTATACGCGAGCGAGGGTGGCGACCACCACTCTGGCTGGGACTACCCACTAGGCGACCGCAAACCAGACCTTTTGCAGTACGGGTCGCGTGGCACCGTCGCAGGCCGCCCAAACGTAGACATCAACGCATACAGGGGAAGCAAGGCTCAGCTACGCGCCCTATTCACCGGAAAGGCAGCACCAGATGAGAAACCTACGGAGGAAGAAATGAACAAGCTATATCGGCAGATTACTGCCTTTATCTCGGGCTACCTTGGGCCCCAGATTGACGCGATTCAGGAAATTTGGCGGCAGCTACGAGGTCCGGGCGGCAAGGGCTGGGAACAACTGGGGCAGAACGACAAGGGGCAAAATCTAACCCTCGTGGATGCAGTTGCCGCGATTCGCCACCAGCTCGCGCAGATTCAAGCAGACGTGAACGAATTGAAGCGGAGGAAGAAGTAAATGGCAAAGCACTATAATCAGGCGGTTCTTAATTCCGTATCGGAGCACGTGGCGGAGGCTGTTGCGGTTGAGCTACAGGAGCAGCCGTGGTGGCTGCGCTACAAGGGCACCATCATGCTTATTTTGCAGGCGGTTGCGTGGGTTGCTGGCGTAATCCCCGTGTACCTTGCGGACGCGCCAGAATGGACAATCATTCTCGTTGGCGGAATTGGTTTCTTCGTCACCGCCCTGACTAACCGGCTTACCGTTGATGGTGTCACCCCCAGCATGGCACCACGATTGGCAGACCAGGCGGAGCGCCGCGAAGCAGCAGAAGCACCCACCACCCTGCCGGTCTACACCGGCTCCACCACCGCGGGGGAGTGAGTATGGATTGGGAAAGATTTAAGCGCCGTGCCGCCAGGTGGCTCGTATCCGACGCTGCCGGGCTGTTGATTCTGGGCAGTATCTCCATCGCTCGCGGAATGTCTTATACGCCGCTGCTGGTGGACCCAGAACGCAAGCCAACGCATTTTATGGAAAGTGTGCTTAACCCTCCGTCGTGGGCTGTGGTGTGGCTTCTCATGGGTGCGCTGTGCCTATGCGCGGTCAAGTGGCACAGGCTCGTGCCCGCTGCGGTAGGTGCCGTCGTGGGGCTACATTCCATGTGGGCGTTGAGCTTCATTTTCGCGACCATCTTTGGTGACCTGCCCCGTGCTTGGGTGTCCTCCCTCGGATATATCGGTATCGCCGCCATGACCCTCTACGCGTATGGGCGCGGGCAAAGTAATGAGATGAAGCTGGTCGATGGGAGGTGACGGGCATGCCCGTAGACGGGCCGCTGGCAACCATCATCGTCGGCGTGATTGGCGTGCTCGGCACCCTTATAGGTACTCACCTGACGGAGAAAAGCCAGAAGAAAAAGACGGAAATCGAAGCCCGAGGCCCCGAATGGGAATCATTCACCAATAGTATCCGTGAGTGGACGAATGAGCAGCTGAAAGAACGCGACAAGTCCATTGCGGAGATGCGGGGCGAAATTGCGGAGCTGCGCGACAAGTTGGAGGTGTGGAAAAGCCGGTACTTTATCGCCGTGAACCACATCCGCCAGTGGCGACTCCGGCACCCAGAGAGCGTGGCCGATATGCCGATTCCTGACGAGCTAGAGAATGATTTTTAAACCCTCACCCCTTCGCGGGGTGGGGGTCTTTTCTGCGTTTTTGGGGGCTGGTTTTCCCTTTATGCAGTCCCATGTTGGTCCCACGTGAGCTTTATGGTTTCTTATTTGGCGTGGCAGTGTGGTTATTGTGTCAATTCCCGGCAGCTCCACCGATAGGCCCCAGCTAGATTGTGTTCTAGCTGGGGCTTTTTCTTGTTTTGTGGGTTTGAGCTGGGGTTATGGCACATGTCTGGTGCGTGCAGTAACGTGCAGTTAGAAGCACTCGGGTTCCACGCTAGTCCCACGAAACGCCTTCTAGTCCCACGCAAGTCCCACAAAATCCCCAACCAAGCCCCACAGGATTCACCACATGTCCCCAGCCCCACGACGCCGCCAATTCGGCTCCATCGAACCCCTTAAATCAGGCCGTTATCGCGCCTACTACAAAGGCCCCGACGGCAAACGCCACAAAGCCCCACGCACCTACCAATCACCCGACGACGCCGCCGCATGGCTACGCGCCGAGCAACGGCTCATCGAATTCGACGAATGGACCCCACCGGCCACCCGCACCCAGTCACGCGAGGACAAGGCCCGCACCGTAGGCCAATGGATGGACGAATGGATGCAACTACGCTCCCACGGCCCAGACGCACTCGAGCCCTCCACCGCCCAGAACTACGCCAAAGACATCCGCCTACGCATCACCCAGGCAAGCGGCAAAGCAGCCCGCCTTCGCGACATACCACTCACCCAACTCACCAAGCGCGACATCGCCGCCTGGTGGGACGCCATCACCATCGACCACGCCCCCACCGCCTGCTTCAACACCTACAAGCGACTGCGCACCGCACTAGCTGCAGCAGTAGAACGCGACATGATTCCCGCCAACCCCGTCACCCTCAAAGAAGCCACCAAACGCCCCAAACTCAAAAAGAAAGAACTCCCCACCCGCCAAATACTCCAAGACATCGTCAACGAACTCGACCACACCAAGCCACGCGTTGACGGCAGCCACAAACTCATCGCCATCCTCACCTTCTTCCATGGGCTGCGGATTGGTGAAGCACTGGGCCTGCGCCGCGGTGACATCGAGGACCAGGGAGAGACAATCCTCATCCACATCCGCGGCAACTGCTACCGCTCCCAAGAACCAGGCGTGGGCATGGTACGCAAAGACACCGTCAAAACCGACGCCGGCTACCGCACTATTCCCATTTTCCCCGCTTTCCATGATGACGTGCGCTGGCATCTGAAACACCGCACCGCCGCCGCGCGCGGCGCGATGCTGTTTACTACTGGCGCTGGAAAGATCGTTACCGATACTTCTTATAGGTCTATTCTCGACCGGGCGAAGACGCGCGCCGGGCATAAGGGTGTGACCATTACCCCGCACTATGGCCGTAACTGGGTTATTACGACGCTAGCTGAGGCTGGTATGCCCATTCCCGCGATTGGTGAGTTCCTTGGCCAGCGGGACCTGCGCACCATCACTGAGGTGTATATGCGCGCCACGGATGACCGTAAGGCAGCTGTCCTCGACGCGGTGAATGCCACACTGACAGTCCCCGATGGGGTGGGAGACCTAGACGCGAAGCGGAGCCAGAAACAGAAACAGGGGCAAGGGGCAGAGATGGCTATGGACACAAAGTAGTCGACGGGCATTAGTTACTTATTTTTTCAGAAAATAAGTGTACCTGCGCCTTACTGCAGCTAACATACGTAGAGGTTTGAACAGAGCAAGAAGGGATGCGCCGGGTGAGTTTACCCAATTGGACGGATGAAAATATTCTTCCCGAAGGGGCATGGCCTACGGATTTGCAAGGTATCCATGACAGGTTTGTCGATGATGCTCCTAACAAAGATGAACGTGAAGTGCTGTTTAACGCACTAACGCTTTATCTAAATTGGATTCGACCATTAGTTGGCCCGGCATCGATATGGATTGACGGCGGATTCTCTATGAGAAAGAATGCACCACCGAACGACGTAGACATAGTGATATTTCCCGACGATTGGGAATGCATAAATAGTCTCGACAGTGAGGGGCAGAAGAGACTTTGGTCATCAATTACCCACCAAGATGTCTCTTCAAACGTGACGAGTGATGGTCTTGTACCGCGAGTCCAACCGATGGCGGGAATGCTGGATGCGTTCATTAGTCCATTTGAAAATCGTGATTATTGGCGAGGCATTTGGAGTAGAGTCAAACTCGACGACATAATTATCGAAGAACTCACAAAAGGGTTTGCGGAGGTGAGAATATGACCAATCCATTTAGACAGCAATTGGAGTCCATTGACAATGATGGAACTTTTGCATCACGAATTTTTCAGAGTTCACTTTTGGCTGCAGAATCTAAATTCTTTCCTCCGCGCCAAGCCTATCTTAATGTCGACATTCTAGGAGCTGAGGTTGAAGCGTATCTGAGCTCTGAAGTTGCCAAGACTATCTCCAATAGCACAGCATATTTTGCCAAAGCGTTTGATGATCCACACACGACCAATGCGCGAATGAGCAACCGATTCCATAAAAAGGTTGGACTTCGCAATGTTGCGTCTTCGGGCAACCGTATTGTTTTTGGTTTTACCCAGCCGGCCGACGACCCACAAACCCCGCTTATAGATGAATCCAGCCTGCCTTCATTAGGGGAGAAATCTGCTGAAAACTTAGCGTTATCTTTGCCAAGCTCTGAAGATGATGACGCGTCCCTTGATAATGCGCTGGCGCTACTAGATGTGGAAAGAAACGGTTTATATAAACTGTCTGAAACTCTACGTAAGTTTAGAAAGTCAATCCGCCTCGGGCTCAGCTTAGACGGCGCGGTAACTTCAGAAGGTATCCTTACTGCGGATCAAGCTAACGTACTTTGGGAGAATTTAAGTGACTCCAAACCTGAGACGTGGCAGATGAAAGTTACTGGCCGACTGGACGGAATGCGTTCCCGGCGCCGCCAATTTTTCCTTGAGTGCGACAACGGAACGGAATTGACGGGAACAATTGAGGCTGAACTAGTTCAGCAAATGCCTCGATATATCGACAAGAAAGTTACTGCAACAATTACAGCTCAACGATTGAAATTCAATAGTGGACGAATAGGAAAGCCGGTATATCGGATTGACGCAATCCGTGGCATTTCTGAATCTTCGACGTTGGTCTAAGGGGGCCAACGGCCCTGGTGATGCCCCTAGTCTCTAGTGATCTTTCCCTTGCCGAGCGCTGGGCGCGGTCTTGTCTTATACTGCTGGTGGCCCACATCCCCCCCGTGGGCCTTATAGGGTGGCCCCGTGTATTGAGCTCAGCTCCACGGGGCCACCCCCAGTTTTACTGCGCTAAGCACTCCTTAGCGGCGTCGGTGCCGTCGAACGGGCCGCCCGGCGTTTCCGGCCAGTTGAACAGCTCCGCGGTGCCGGGGCTTGCGGAAGTAATCGGGCCACTACCGTCCACTGGTGCGGTGAAGTCCGCGGCAAATGGTTCATCTTCACCTTCCCAAGCGATATTCGCTGCGATGAAGTTGTTGTCCGCGCCCTGGACCATGACAGCCTTATCCACAGTGGCGTGGGCACCATCGTCCCACTTATCGCCGCCCATGATTCGCTGCATCGTCTCATCCGGAACTGGCTGGCATTCCCAGTCTTGGCCGGCCACATTCACGGTGTTTTTCTTTTCTTCCTCCGGCTGTACCTCTTCCTGCTGCGCTTCTTCCTGCTGCGCAGTTTCCTCGTCCGCGGGGGCTTCTTCCTCCTTAGATTCCTCCTCTTGCTTGTCCTCGGCCGGGGCCTGCTCTGTAGCGGCCTCATCCGAACCAGTAGAAGTATCAGTTGGGGTGTCCTCGCGGAACATCCCGATAATGACCATGAGGACAAAGATGATGATGAGAATTACCCACCAGCGCTTCCACCACGGCTTCCTTTTCTGCGGTTCTTCCTGCTGCTGGGAATAGGGGGACTGATTAGTCATGCTGCTTGCCTTTCGTAGAGAGATTGCCAAGTTTTTAGGACTTTGACCGTGACGCCTAGCTCGTGCGCCAGGGTGGCCGGGTGTGGTCCGTAGATTGCTTCGGCAGTGGCGTAGTCGACGGGGTTAATCAATAAGCGGGCGGCGAACCTGTCGGCGCGTAGCTCATGGGCGCCATGGTGGCCAGGTGGGTCGCCGTAGTGAGCGTGGCCTAGCTCGTGGGCGAGAGAACACAGGGTGGTTGTGTCGTCCATTCCTACGCGCAGGGTGATGGTGTTCCGGTGGGGGAGCCATGCTGCTTTCGGCCCGCCACGATGCCACCTCACCCGATACCCGCGTCGCTGCGCCACATCAATGAGGGCATCGGTGTTAATCAATCAAATCCTCACCTCGCTTTTCACGTTCGGCCTGCTCGTCGGGGCTACTATCCGCCGCGTGCGGTACGGAATCATCCCACTCCTCGACCAGGCCATCATCATCACCATGCAGTGAAGCAGATGCATCGGACACGGGGGTGAGATGTGGGGCTAGACCGATGGTGTCCCCATCTCCCTCATTGCCGAATAGGTAGCGCGCCTGGGGGTCGGAACGGCGCATGATTTCGTCTAGCAGCTGCTCATTAGTGGCTTCACGGAGGGCTATTTCCACGTCGGGGCCGTGTAGCTCGTAGTCGTTGATGTAGCCGGTTTCGATAAGGCCTGAGACGGGGGAGCGGTCATAAGCGCGACATAAGGCAATGACCATCTCAGGTGATAGGACTCCCTTGTCGATCTGTCGCTGGAGGGTGGTTTGCGCATATCCACTTTTTTTGGAGGCGGCGCGCATTGAGTCCTCGCCCTTGAGGTCGATTAGCCAGTCATTAACGTTCATGGGAAACACTTTATAGCAATCTGTAGTCAACTGCCATTTGTGCAGCTTGTTACATGTGGCGAGGGTGTCCACCGGGGGTGAAAAATGTAGGGTGTATTGCAGCCGATAGTCAACTGTGGCAATCTTTAGTCACCGGCGCAGAACAGCACCGCACACAAAAATTTCAAACTACATGGAGGTAACTACATGGCTGTCATGGCACCGCCTCGGTTCACCTTCCGCCCCGGAGCCCTAGACGCAATCATGCGCTCAAGGAATCTACAGACCGAAGAACAGCTCGCACTACTCATTGGCGTTCGCACCACAGACGTGCCAAAGCTGCGCGCCGGGGCAAAGGTAACCGCAGAACTCGCGCTACGAGTATCCGCACTACAAGGCGACAAAAACTACATAGCGGCATGGTTCGACCAAGTCGAAGAAACCGCTGCATAAGGAATGCCCCTATGAACAACTCCCCATACCTCAACACGGAAGAAGCCTGCGAACTTCTCCGCTGCAGCCCCGACACACTGCGCCGCTGGGCCCGCAACAACAACTGGGACCGCATTCGCCCAAGCCAACGCCACGTCCTCTACCGCAGAGAACAAATCGAGAAACACCTCGAAAAACACACCTACCGCATCTACTAACGAAAGACCCCACCATGAACACTCTCGACACTGTATACACCGACGCTTACATACTCGGCTACCTCAAAGCCGCACTCAAGGAACACCTCAAACCAAGCATCGTCGAAGAGCTTTTTACCGAAGCAGAGCAGGCCGCTCTCGACGCTGCCATCGCAAGGGCAGGGCATTAAGCACCCAAACAGAGAAACTTAGCCCGACTTAGCAGGCAGGGGAGTGCAAGCCTCCCCGCGGGCACCAGGCCGCCAGACCCTCCCTAGGGGATAGACGAGGGACTGGACGGCCACGCAGTACAGAGAACTCAATAGTGAAGAGCGCTGGAAGATACCGGCCGGACGAGCGTGGTTCATAGATCAGGCCCCATTGGGCCGCCCGACAGGGTGCCAGGACTCCGGCAAGTACTTAGGTACAGGAACCCTCACCCTGGAGTGGTGAGGAGGGAGCGAACAGCGCTGACAGAAATACCAGGCCTGAATGGACAAATCACAATTCTTTTACACCTACTACAGGGGCTAAGGAATGTGCTTACAAAAGACTCCGGGGTTCGATTCCCCGGCAGGCCACCGGGGTGGGTGTGACGTGTAACTGCCGTCGTAAGTGAAGGCGCGGGCGGCCCGCCACTGACCCGCACCTGCACCCACCCCCCATCAACAAAAGGAACCCCGCGGCTCAGCACACACCGCGAGGTCAAAATCCCTACTTAAACCGGAAAGGACACCATGAACACTACCAGAAGAGAACACGCATGAAACTCCTCAAAGCACTCTTCAGCCGCGGCCGGCACCACAGGCCGCGCGTGTCCACATTCACCATGACTTGGAGATAATCATGCACCAAATCACCCACGCCGAAGCCATCAACCACCTCAAAGATATTGAAACCCGGCTCAAGCTCATCTACCGCTACACGCATATCCCGGAGAGTATTCGGCGCCAAATTAAAGACGCCGCCGCACACACCCACCTCGTCACCGGACAAATCGCCGCCTATGAAAGGAAAACTCGCCATGCCAACCACCACGCCAAATAGTCGCCCGGAACGCAAAACACCCTCCTACAAAGAACTCGCCTACTGGCAAGACACCGCCGCAAAGCGAGTCCGCCTGTGCTGGGCTACCGGAATCTTCGGCGGCATGCTCGGATTCCTCCTTCACGCAATCATTTCCATGCCACCCGTCTGGCTATAGCCAACACCACACTAGGAGAACCCCAATGCCCCTATTCGCACCAGAGTCCACATACCCCAGCCGCGAAGCCAAGAAAGTAGCCCTATCCCGACTCGAGGGCGAAGTCCTGGACTGGGCACGCGACCACGGAGACACCTTCCCCACACTGAGAGACCTCTGCCACGAAATCAGCGTCACCATCGACTTCGAACGAGAAAACCTATGACCCCACCCAAACCAAGCGACCTCAAACCCACTGAGCTTGACCGCCGCATCCAAGAAACACACCACACCATGATGATGTTCCTCGACCGCGGCTACAGCGAAGACACCGCCCTCGAGCTCACCGACATTACCCTTAACCGGAATGACCGCCACACGCTCCTGGACTCCATAGACCTATGACCATCTGGATAGTCACCCTCACCGCCCTAACACTCCTCAACGCCCTCGGCGCGGCCGCACTCTCAACCATCACCAATAAACGGCTACGCGAAACCAACTTCCGCATCGCAGCCGTATCCGACGCCACCATCAGCCTTCACCGGCGCATCAACCAGCACCTCGGAGAACTACCAACGCGCGTTCCGACAGAAGAAGAATCCGACCGCATCGACGCACTCATCAAGAAGCACTACAGGAAGCCACCCCAATGACAGAGATTCAAGCACGCGCCAACCTGCGCCGCTGGGCAGCAGGAAAACACATCACCAAAGCCCAACTCCAAGACCTCAAAGAACAAGGACTCATCACCACGCTGGAGGACGGACAAAACCGCCTCACCGTCCACGGCACCCGACTCATCACCGGAAAGGACCCAAAACAGTGACCTGGATTAGTAAAAACCTCACCCTCGACCTCCTCGCAATCGGCATCCACGCCATGCAAAAAACCTTCGACCGCATCAAACAAGAACCTGACACGCAGGCCCCATGGCCGAAGCAGGAGGCGCCAGCCGCGGAACCGCACCCAGTAGAGGAAGCACCCGCGCCAAAGGAAGAACCAGACGCCGCGCCCGCCCCGGAGCCAAAGCCCGAACCACAGGAAGAAGAAACCCCAGACCTCCTCCCCGAAGCACAAAACACACTACGAGCCATCAGCATGGACGAAGGCCCCGGCTGGATTACCGGAACCCTATTCCCACACTTCAACGTCCAATCACTTACCGACGTACCAGCCGACAAACTCCCGGAGCTCATCACCATGGCCCAAAAACACCGCAAGGGAGACTAAACAATGGCAGAAGTCTACGTCCCCCTACTTGACGCCACCAGCATCGACTTCACCAATGACGATGAGCGCGCCGGGGTAGAAAAGACCATCACCCAAGCCGGCATCACCCACATCGAAGATGACCGCGGAGACATCAGGAAAATCTTCGGCCGACTCAACAAAAAGACCGTCCCACTCAACAACGGTGGTGATAGCCCGCAGCGGCTTACTTTCGACAAGGTAAAGACGTTCGGCACGATGGAGGAAAAGAAAGACAAGGCAGCGGCCGAAGTGCAGCACGCCGGCCGCGCGCACGCCATACTGTCTGCCTCTAGTTCCCACAGGTGGCTCAACTGCACACCAGCCCCACGGCTCGAAGCCCAATACCCGGACAGTGAGTCTGACGCCGCGGCAGAAGGCACTGCCGCCCATGAGCTCGCGGAGCACAAGCTACGCCTCCTCAACGGAGACGAGTCCACCCTCGTAGGAGAATCCGACTGGATAAACGAGGAAATGGACTCCTACACCGACGACTACGTCGATAACGTCATGGCAGAACTCGCCCGCGCCCAAGAGACCAGCGCCGCCGCGTTCCTCGCGATTGAACAACGCCTTGACTTTAGCCACATCGTGCCCGATGGTTTCGGCACTGGTGACGCCCTCATCGTCGGAGATGGAACCATGACCGTTATCGACCTGAAATACGGCAAAGGCGTAGAGGTCTCCGCTGTGGGTAATCCGCAGATGCGCTTGTACGCGCTCGGCGCCTTGGCCCAGTTCGGCATGATTTACAACGTCGACCGAGTGCGCATGGTGATTTTCCAACCACGCTTAAACAACACCAGCGTTGATGAAATCAGTGTCGAAGAACTCATCACCTGGGGTAGGGAAGTAGTCGCCCCGCGCGCGCAGCTCGCAATCCAGGGCGAAGGTGAGCTCAACGCTGGTGAGTGGTGCCGGTTCTGCCGGCACGCGCCACAGTGCCCAGCACTCGCCGCCCAATACCTTGAGCCGCTGCCGAAGGAATCGGATGAGATGACGCCGGCGGCGCCTGACCCGGAAACACTCACCGACGACCAGATAGCCAACATCGTGGCCTGGTCCGGCGAGATTAAAAAGTGGCTATCGAAGGTAGAAAAGTTCGCCCTAGATGAAGCTAATAACGGGCATTCCTACCCCGGGTTGAAGCTCGTGGAAGGACGTAGCGTGAGCAAATACACCGACGAGGACGCGGTTGCTGCCGCGGTCGAAAAGGCCGGCCACGACCCCTATGAGAAGAAGCTGTTGAGTATTACCGCGATGACGAAGTTGCTCGGCAAGAAGCAATTCCAGGACACGCTCGGCGACCTCGTACATAAGCCCGCGGGCAAGCCGACGTTGGTGCCCGAGTCGGATAAGCGTCCGGCTCTGCAGGCGGCCACGCCAGAAAACGTATTCCAACCACTAGGAGGAAAGAACCAGTGACTGACCAGGAAACCAAGTACGCAAAGATTCAAGCCGTCTTCAACCCGACAGGGGAGAAGTTCGGAGACGACCCGGAGCCGGATTACCCGGACGCCGCCTAACCCACCATGCTGCCGCTGGTCGACAGATGATTCACCGGCATAAAGATACCAACCACCATCACCAACTAGTTCCAAGGAGGAACCACACCATGGCAAAGACCAACCGCGATGTCACCGTATACGGCCGACTGTCCTTCGAGCACCTATTTACCCCGCACAAGGTCAACGAAAACGCAAACCCCAAGTACTCCATGACCCTGCTTATCCCCAAGACGGACACCAAGACCGTCGAGGCACTCAACACGGCAATCAATAACGCAGTTCAGGACGGCGTCGAACGCCACGTCTTCAAGCAGGCCGTCGACCCCGCACAGACCAAGTACCCACCACTGCGCGACGGCGACAAGCCCAACGACAGCGGCGAGCCCCGCGGCCCGGAGTTCGCCGGCCACTGGTTCATCGCAGCCAAGGCCGGCACGAATCGTAAGCCTTTCGTCGTAGATGGAAACCTGCAGCCAATTATTGATGAGTCGGAAATCTACTCCGGCTGCTACATCAACGCCGCAGTCCAGTTCTTCGCCTACGATAACTCCGGCAACAAGGGCATTAGTGCTTCCTTGGTGGGTGTGCAGAAGGTTAAGGACGGCGAGCGCCTAGGTGGCCAGCCGCTGGAGGCCGAGGACGTGTTCTCCACGCTCGGCGGCGGTACTCCGGCTGCTTCCCCGAACCTTGGCTTCTAAAAGCCACGCAACCATTAGTCCCTGGCCCGCGCCAGGCCGGGGACCTTTCCAATTACCTCACAAAACTTTACTGATTAAGGACACCATCCATGACCAACCCAACCCGTGACCAAATCCTCGCTGCGCACAGAGCACTCGCCCACCTATGTAACGCTGCAAGTGACGGACTGTTCATCAGTGAACAGGCGGCTCACTCGATAAAAGACCAGGTACTCGACGCGCTCCCGCCGGTCCCACGCCCCACAATGGCCGAGGTCGAATGGGATAACAGGAAGCACTTTCTTGCAGTAGTTGAGGTCGATCACGAGAAGTACAAGAGGGCAATCATGCTCAAGCAAGATGTGCCTGGAGACGTAATTGAGTGCTTTGCGCTGCATCCCAACAAGCGCGTCGTCGGGTACTTTTCGCCAGACATGCTCACCCTGACCGGCAAGCGCTACATCCTCACGGAGGTGCAGGAATGAGCATTAATCACAATCACCTAAAGCGATTAGTCGCTGAGATGAAGCAGGGCGTTGCAGCCACACCTAAATACAGCTGGCTAGAACTGGCGGAAGAAGTAATCCGTTTGCGGGAAGAGCTTATCGACTGGGCTAACGACGAAGCCAGAGCACACAACGCCCTAGTGAAGCGAGCACAGGAAGCGGGCGGCGCCGGAATCGTATCCACCCACAAGACCATCTATAACCGAATCTGGGAAATCTTAGGAGACCACAATGACTAACCGAGACAGGGCCGCGCACCTCATCATGGAGGCCGCACGCCAATCGGAACTCCCAACCGAAACCGCAGTCAACGCGGTAGAAGCACTCGCCAAAGCAGGCTTACTCGCGGATGACCTACCAGAACTCACTAATACGCTCCAAGATGGATCCCTTGTATGGGAGCTAACAAGGGACGGGGACCTGCATGTAACCCTCCGTGAGGGAAAAATCTTCCTAGGAGGTAAACAGCTGCACCCCCTCGTGGCTAAAGAATTGTCACGAAACATAATGTCAGCTCTATACGCCGCCGCTGATTATGAGGATAAGAGATCACCCCTAACCCTCGTCGTACTCGCCGCAGACCAATCCGCCAAGTAGCAAGCATGACCGCCCTCGCAGACATGACCGAAGAAGAACGCGCCCAGTGCCGAGGAATGTGGTGTGAAGACGAAGACGGCAGACTATGCATTTACAGGGCAGACCACCGAGGCCCAAACTGGCTAGCCGTATGTATCTACCCCGACCGCGTAGGCGTAATCGCCGCAAAATACGACCTAATCACCCCGCGCCCCGACCTGCCCCGCGCCTGGACGCCAGACGGCACACCACCAGCAGGGAAATGGGAGCACGCCGAACATCTAAGCAAGGGAGTAACAACCGTCTACCTCTGCGGCAAGGAGAATTCCACGCGTCGCCGCTGGATAGGGGAATGGGAGGAAGCATGAGACGCTGGCGAGTCTACAAAGACCATGAGGATAGGTGGCTGCGCTGGATAGCAATACCCGCCCATGAGAACTGGTGGGAAAGGCCCCAAGGCCGCCGCTTTCCTGAATGGGGCATGGCAGTGCAGTATGCCAACCGTATGGCACGCACCGCCCAGCCCGAAACCATCGGTCACCCCACCAACCCCGACGCACTCGCAAAAGCATTAAGCGAACTCGGATACAAGCTAAAGACGGCCATCAACCCCCGCGCCCACTAGCCCACACACCACCAGGCCCCGCACATACCGCGGGGCCATTTTTAATACCCAAAACCACCCAACCCATGGAGGAGAAACCACCCATGAAAAACCGCGAACTCAAAATCGCCACCGCCACCACCCGTACCTCCTCCCACTGGACCAACACACTCACCACCCTCCAAGACCTCACCGCGCGCGCGTATGAGCCCATCATCGTCAACTGCACCAAAGACGAATACAAGAAGATGACCAAGGCCGAGCGCGACAAGAACAAAGACGTAGGCGGTTTCGTCGGTGGTCACCTCAAACACGGGCGCCGCCGCAAAGGCCACATCCTCACCCGCAGCCTCATCACCCTCGACCTCGACAACATCCCCGAAGATGTAGACCTCCCCGCCGCCCTGGCCGACACCGTCCCCTACGCCTGGCTCGCCCACACCACACTCAGCCACCTCGACGCCGAACAACGATGGCGCATTTGGGTATGGCTGACCCGCGACGTCACCGCCGACGAATACGGCGCCGTCGCCCGCCGAGTAGCCCAAGACATCAACCCCGGACTCGCATGGTTCGACCCCACCACCTTCGAACCAGAACGATTCTTCTACTGGCCCGCCACCCTCGAAGACGGCGACTACCACGTCGAGGTCAGCTCGAAAAAGGACATTCTCAACCCCGACGACTACCTCGACCGCTACGACACCTGGCAAGACGTCACCACCTGGCCCGGCATCACACCCGAACAAGCCAAAGCATTCCAAGCCACCGGCAAGCTTGATGACCCGCGCGACAAACCTGGCATGCTCGGCGCCTTCAACCGCGCCTACCCAATCCCCACCGCCATCACAACCTTCCTCGCAGACGTCTACAAACCCGGCACCACAAAGGACCGCTACACCTACACCGGCGGCACCTCCTCTAACGGCCTCATCATCTACAACCAAGGCCACTACGCCTACAGCCAGCACGCCACCGACCCTGCCGCCGACGGACACTCCCACGCAGCCTTCGACCTCGTCCGCATCCACAAATACGGCGACCTAGACACAGACACCGAAGCCGGCACACCAGCCAACAAGAAACCCAGCTACCTCGCCATGATGGACTTCATCAACCAAGACGCCGCCACGCGCGCTGAAAACGCGAAAGCCACCGCGGCCAAAATCAACGACGTCTTCCAGCCCATCACCGAGGGCCAGGACGCGCGCGGCGAAGAGGACGACGCAGCACCATCCGAGGAAGGGGAGAACACCAACGACCCCACCGCCTGGCTCACCCAACTCGAAACCAAAAAAGACGGCACCTTCAAAGACACCATCGGAAACTTCGAACTCATCCTCACCCACGACCCACACATCAACCACATCGCCTGGAACTCCCACGCCAACCACCTCGAAGTCCAAGACCCACAAGCCCTCCCATGGGACCAAATCAACCCCGGCTGGACCGACAACGACGAAGCCCAACTCAAAACACACATAGCCCGCACCTACGGCGGACTCTATGCACCCACCAAAATGAACGACGCACTACTCTCCACCGCCACCAAACGCGCATTCCACCCCGTCCGCGACTACTTCAACCACCTCCCACCATGGGACGGAATAGAACGACTCGACACACTCCTAATCGACACCCTCGGCGCCGACAACACCGACTACGTCCGCGCAGTCACCCGCAAAACCTTCGTCGCCGCCCACCGCCGCACCTTCAACCCCGGCTGCAAATTCGACCAAGTCCTCACCCTCGTAGGCCCCCAAGGCGCCGGCAAATCCACCATCTTCAACCGCATGGCCGACCCCTGGTTCTCCGACTCACTAACCATCACCGACATGAAAGACAAGACCGCCGCCGAAAAACTCGCCGGCAACCTCATCGTCGAACTCTCCGAGCTCGCCGGCATGCGCAAAGCAGAAGCCGAACCAGTCAAAGGCTTCATCTCAAGGACAGAGGACAAGTACCGCCCCGCCTACGGGCGCAACGTACAAAGCTTCCCACGCCAAGGCATCATCGTCGGCTCCACCAACGCCGATGAGGGCTTCCTGCGCGACACCACAGGCAACCGCCGCTGGTGGCCCGTACACGTCACCGGCCAAGGCTGGCTCGGCAAACCACACACGCTTACCCAACAAACCATCGACCAACTCTGGGCAGAAGCACGCCACCGCGACAAACAAGGAGAAAAACTCTACCTCACCGGCGACCTACTCCACACCGCCGAACACATCCAAGCCGAAAGTGTAGAAGCCGACGACCGCGTCGGAATCGTCGCCGAATACCTCGATAAAACACTCCCCGGAAACTGGGATGTCCTGCCACTGGGTATGCGCCGCATCTGGCTCGACGGCGAAACACTCCCAGACCACTACCACGCAACCGGCCTGGCCGACCAGTACTACCAGAGGACGAGCGTATCGAAGATGGAAATCTGGGCCGAAGCATTCGGCCGCGACCCTGACACCATGCGCCGAATTGACGCCTACGAAATCACTGCAATCATGCGCCAAATCGACGGCTGGGAAGACAACGGGGTACAGCGAAGGCTGCCTATCTACGGGAAACAGAGGGTCTTCCAACGCGCCGAATCAAGAACGAATGTTCTAGACGCGAGGTAGTGAAAAAGCGGAGGAACAAGGCTTAGCACAGCTTTGTTCCGCCCCGGAACAAATGCCCCAAACTTCCAGATTGTTCCGGCTATTGTTCCGGGGCGGATAGCCGCCCCATACAGCAGAAACATCGTATGTGGAACAAGTGGAACAAAAAATATACCTAAAGACTATATAGAGAAATAGGGAACAGTATGTACAAAAATGCACACATACTGCCTAAACCCATTACCTAAGTAGAAATACCGTTCCGTTTGTTCCCCCATCAACAAAAGAAGAAAAAATAATGCTCGAAAAAGTGATTGAACGAAAACTAGTATCACTCACCAAAGAACGAGGCGGGTACTGTCCAAAATTCACCAGCCCAGGAACAGCAGGAATGCCCGACCGGCTCATAATCCTCCCTGGCGGAAAAATGGGATTCATCGAAGTAAAAGCTCCTGGCCAGAAACCACGACCTCTCCAAAACCTTCAACACAAGAAACTACGAAACCTAGAGGTCCCCGTCTACATACTGGACAGCCCCGATACTTTGACCATCAAGGAAATCCTCGATGCAATACAGTCCGCATAACTACCAAGCCCACACCACCCAATTCATCATCGACCACCCAGAATCTGCGATATTTCTAGGAATGGGCATGGGCAAAACCATCTCCACCCTCACAGCCATCAACGACCTCATCCGCAACCGCTTCGAAACCAGACGAGTCCTCGTCATCGCACCCGTCCGCGTCGCCCGCGACACATGGCCCGCAGAAATCAAAAAATGGGACCACCTCGCCGGCCTCACTGTCAGCCCCATCACCGGCACCGCAAAACAACGCGAAGCCGCCGCCAACCGCCGCGCGGACATCTACACCATCGGACGCGAGAACATCCCCTGGTTGGTGAAGCACCACGGCAACCACTGGCCCTACGACATGGTCATCATCGACGAACTATCCAGCTTCAAAAACCCACAAGCCAAACGCTTCAAAGCACTCAAGAAAGTCCGCCCAAAGATACACCGCATCGTGGGCCTTACCGGCACGCCCGCCCCCAACTCCTTGCTGGACATCTGGGCACCATTCCGACTCATCGACAACGGCCAACGCCTCGGCAAATACATCACCCACTACCGCGACCAATACTTCACACCCGGCCGGCGCAACGGCACCGTCGTCTACAACTGGAACCTCCGGCCCGGCGCCGACCAAGCAATCTACGACAACATCGCCGACATCACAGTCAGCATGCTCACCACCGACTACCTCCAACTCCCCGACGCCACCCACCAGCACATCACCGTCCAACTCCCCGCGAAGGCGCGCAAGCACATCGACACCCTCAAACGTGACCTCGTCCTGGACCTCGACGACGACACCATCGACGCCGCCAACGCCGCCACCCTCTCACTCAAACTCCAGCAACTCGCCGGCGGCGCCATCTACAACGAAGCCGGCGACAACTACATCACCATCCACGACGAGAAAATCCAGGCACTCACCGAGCTCGTCGACCAAGCCCAAGGCAACCCCATGCTGGTGTGTTACTGGTTCAAACACGAACGCGACCGCATTCTTGATGCCATCCCCGGCGCGCGCGTACTCGACACACAGCAGGACTTCCACGACTGGAACAACGGCGATATACCCGTCGCACTCATCCACCCCGCCAGCGCCGGCCACGGACTCAACCTCCAAGCCGGCGGGCACATCATGGTCTGGTACACCACCCCCTGGAGCTTGGAGCTCTACGAACAGGCTAACGCTCGACTCCATCGCCAAGGCCAAACCGAGCCCGTCAGCATCATCCACATCGACACCGCCGACAGCATCGACCAAACAGTCCACCAAGCCCTCACCCGCAAAGACACCACACAGCAAGCACTCATCACGGCAGTCAAAGCCCAACTCGAGGAGGCAGCATGAAACAAGTAGACGAGTTCCAACTCAGAGACCTAGCCCGCGAACTAGCCGGCCACTACACCGAACTACACGAACTCAAAGACACCACACCAACGCCGCCAGAAGTAAAGACCAGAAACAGCGTCAAGGGCCTGGGCCCGAAGTCTCCCGGCAACTGGCTATGGCTCAACCGATACGTCACCATGGAGCAGAACCTCCGCGAACTCTGCCTTAATGCCTTCGGCACCGACGGTATCGGCATCCACATCGACGAGTCAGACTTCACCGCACCAAGGCTATGCCGGCTCATCGCCTGGCACGCACAGCCACTATCAGAGCTGGACTGGTCGGCAGACCTCATGCAGGAGCTGGAAGACCAGGCCCGAACCATCAACCGATGGACACACCCACCAGAACACGGCCAAGCACTACTCAAGTCAGCGCGAGTGAAACGTCACCTCGTTGCTAAGTACTTGCCACCACTTGACAAGAAGCCTAAATAAAATGATATGATTGCGCTGTTGAAAGAGCCCGCCTAAGAGCGGGCTTTTGTCGTTTTCACAAGTCTTGTCGCCTGACTCACCACCTATTCACCAGGACAGAATTAGACCCTCGAGTGCAGGCCACCGGTTCAAGACCGGAACAAGACACCAAGCCTTGTAGCCATCTCACCCTGCACTAACCATCACGCATTGAAAAGTTAGAGCAACTCTGAGCAACAACACCGAGGCGCAGGCCGCTGGCTCACGACCAGAACAAGGCGCAAAAAGGGGAGGAGAGCCCAATGGACATTCCCGAATGGACAGGCCGACTCCGCCGAAAAACCACCGCCGCCTATAAGCAACAATGCCAAGAAATGGGCGCACGCTGCTGGCTCTGCGAACAGCCCATCGACTACACCGCACCACCAGGCACAACCAACGCCTTCGAACTCGACCACTTCTACCCACGAGCCGACTACCCCGAGCTCACCTGGGAAGAAACAAACTTTCGCCCAGCACACGCATCATGTAACCGCGCCCGCGGCAAACGCGACGCACCCACCGCACTCGGCCCAACCACAATTGATTGGTGACCACCAACCAACCAGGAAAGGGGAAGGGGCCAAAAAATCACGAGAAGGTTTCCACCCGGCCGATGTGCGGGCGGGTCCTAGGCCTCTCTCCCCACGCGACTTAGCACCCCATCGCGCACGCGCACGCGCAGAAAGGAGGTAACCTGTGGAAACGCTGGAAGCAGCTGTACGCGCCTGTGTCGACGCCGCAGGGGACGCCATCGAGGAAAAGGACCAGGGCGGCGTACAACTCGCCCTCCGCTACGCCCGCGCTATCGACGAGGCCGGGCTAGAGGGCGGGCAGACGCTCACTAAGGCGCTGTACCTTGGCCCGCACCTTTTGAACACGCTTATTGAGCTTGGTCTGACGCCAGAGAAGAAGCCGAAGGCGGAGGTGACTACGGCGCCAGAGGCGGCGCGGGTTACCGACGAGTTGAGTGCGCTTAGGTCGCGTCACCGTGGGCGGGCGTAAGGGCAACCCGGAGCCGCGCATATTCACCCCGCCGTTGGTGGAGCTCACGCCGGAAACATCGTTGGGGTTCGAAGCGATCGAGTTCTGCGAATCGTTCCTGGGGTTGGAACTTCGACCGTGGCAGAAGTTCGTTCTGATTCATGGGCTCGAGTTGGATATGCGAACGGTTCCGGGCTCGGACGTGTTCGACGAGGAGACGCCGGACAGGCGCTTGTACGATTACCGTTTCCGCCAGGTGCTCGTGCTGGTGGCTCGCCAGAACGGCAAGACTGTGGTGATGGACTTGCTGGGCCTGTGGCGTTTGTTCTCGGATGGGGCGTCGGAGATTTTGTCGACTGCGCAGAATCTGTCGAATGCGGAGCGTTCGTTGCGTGATGCTTTTAAGATGGCGTCGCGTAATCCGACGTTGGCTCGGTATTTGCCGTATCGCAATGAGCGCGGCAATTGGGTGCCGTACATGCGGCAGGCGAATGGTTCGAATCAGATTGAACTGTCGACCGTGCCGCCAGGTTTGGAAAACGTGCTGGATATTTCCGGCGCTATGCCATCGTGGTATGTGATTGCTGCGGGTGGCGCTGGCCGTTCGTTCTCCGCGGACTTGGCGATGCTGGACGAGCTTCGCGAACATAAGAAGTCTGACATGTGGGACGCGATTGAGCCGACTACGAGAGAGCGGCCGCGCAATCAGATTTGGGCTTTTTCGAATGCTGGTGATGTGCGCTCTGTGGTTCTTCGGCGTCTTCGCAATAATGCGTTGAAGGCTATCGAGGAAGACGATACGGCTAAAGAAAAGCTGTGCTTGATGGAGTGGTCGGCGGAGCCGGAGCGTTCCATCTTCGACCCGGAGGGATACTACGAGGCTAACCCGTCGTTGGGCTGGGGAAACTCAACGACGGAGGACATGGCGGCGATTGCCCGCGCCGCGCTGGACCCGGAGGACGAGGAAGCAGACGAGTCCTCGTTCCGCACCGAGTACCTATGCCAGTGGGTCGAGTCGTTGGAGCCGGGCAAGTTCACCACGGCGCAGTGGGAGGCCTTGGCTGACCCGCTGGACGGCTTGCCGGAAGATGTGGAAATCCATGTCGGTATTGACCTGTCGTTGGAGGCGCGTAAGGCGAATATCGCTGTGGCTTTTGAGCGGCCGGACGGGTATTGGCACGTGGAGGTTGTGGCTTCCCGCGCCGGGTTCTCGTGGGTGCCGGATTGGTTGAATGCTCGCCGCGGCTCGTGGTTCGACGGGGTCGTTGGCCTGCAGTCAACAGGTAACGCGCCGTCGACGGTGCTGGTGCCGCTTTTGGATGAAGCTGGCATCGAGGTTGCTGAGTGGCGTGGTGCGGCTATGACTGGTTCGGTGCTGGCGTACACGTCGGCGATTCGTGACGGGCTTGTTCGTCACCCTGGGCGTGCACCTGGTTCGGAGGTGCCGACGTTGTTGGAAACTTCGGCGCTTGGTGTGAAAGACCGCAAGCTCGGTGACGTTGCCCTGTGGGACCGTGATAAGTCCACGGGTGATGCTGCGCCGTTTATTGCGACGAATGTTGCGTGGTGGATGGGGCACCGCGTGGAGGAGAGGCCTACGTCTGCTTATGCGGATGAGGAGTGGCAGGAAGAAGAGCTTGACGCCGAGTTGGAAGACGAGGACGGCGGCATGTTGATTTTCTAGAGAAGGGAGTACCGCGTGGGAATCTTTGACAGTTTCATCCCGTGGCGCCGGTCGAAGCCGGAGGATTGGGAGACGCCTACGTGGGACGCGCCCGGTGACTTTAGCTTTATCGACCCGTGGGGCGTGCGGGTGGACTCGATGACGGTGGAGGAGCTGTATCGAGACCAGCCGCATTTGCGGACGGTCACTAGCTTCATTGCTCGCATGGTGTCTACGGTGTCGCTGCACGTGTATCGCCGCGAAGATGATGGTGGTCGTGAGCGGGTTCGGGAGAATGACCCGCAGGCTGGTGGGCTTGCGCGGTTGATGCGCCGGGCGAATGACAACATGCTCATGGCCGAGCTGCTGACCCAAACCGTCATGGACTTGTGCCTGTACGACGAGTGGATTTGGTTGGTGGGTGGTGAGCAGGACGGCGAGGCGGCGATTCTGCCTATCCCGCATCACTGGATTCAGAAGCGTCATTTCTCCGACCCCTGGACGCTCGAGGGAATTACCCTGTGGCGTGGTGATAATGGCCGGCCGATGTATATAGGCGCGGAGAACATCATTCGCCATACGGGCTATAACCCGTCGACGTTGAAGTTTGGTACTTCGCCGATTCTTGCTTTGAAGAATGTGTTGAAGCAGAACAAGGCTCGCGGCGAGTATCAGGAACAGTTGTGGGAGCGTGGCCCGCGCATGGCTGGTTTCATTGAACGCCCTCTGGATGCGAAGTGGGACCATAAGGACCGGCAGCGGTTCAAGTCTGATTTGCGGGCGCAGTTCTCCGCCGGTGGTTCCGGCGCCGGTGGCGTCGCACTGCTGGAAGACGGCATGAAGTTTCAGCCGCACCATCTTAAGGCTGACGATGAGCAGTTGGTTGAGCAGACCAAGTTGTCGTTGGAGACGGTCGCGCAGGTCTACCACGTGAACCCGACGATGGTGGGCATTTTGGACAATGCGAACTACTCCAACGTGAAGGAGTTCCGCCAGTCCCTCTATGGCGATACGTTGTTGCCGATTATGAAGGGTATTGAGGAGTCCATTAACGCTTACCTTCTGCCCATGCTTGGTGTGGATGATGCCACGTTCTATGTGGAGTTCAACATGCAGGAGCGTCTGCGCGCTCGCTTCGAGGAGCAGGCGGCCGTCACCTCGCAGGCTATCGGCGCGCCGTGGATGACCGTCAACGAGGGTCGTGTGATGAACAACCTGCCGAAGATTGACGGCGGCGACGAGTTGGCGCGCCCGCTGAATACGGACTTTGGGGAAAGTGCCCCAGAGCAGGACGAGGGTGGAGATGAACAGGAGGGGCAGGAATGACGCTGCATGTAGTTGTTGGCCCGTCGTGTGCGGGTAAGTCCACCTACGTTAAGTCTCATGCTGGGGCGGGTACCCCGCGGTTTGATTATGACGAGGTTGCCTCCACCGTGGCCGGCGTGGAATTGGGGCACGACCAGCCGGAGGAGATTCGTGCTGTTGTCGGTGCTTTGCGCCGCGGCATGTACGGGTGGGCGCTCGACCCGGAGACCGCCCCAAAGGGTGATGTGTGGGTAATCCACTCCAACCCGTCCCCGTCGCTGATTAGTGCGTTCCATGCGGCCGGCGCCGAGTTCCATAAGGTAGACCCCGGAATGCAGGAGTGCCTGGACCGCTGCGAAGAAGATGGGCGCCCAGCAGGTACTGCGGAGCGTATCCGCGGCTGGTACGAGAACCCACCCGTGCTTCCGGGTGAAGATGACGATGAGAAGGAGGGGGAGGACCCCGTGCAGAAAGATTTTCAGGTGGAGGTTAAAGCCCCCACCGTGGAAGACAGTGAGGAAGGTGTCTTTGAGGCCTATGCTGCTGTCTTCGGAAACATTGATTCCTACGGTGACGTGATTCGGCCGGGCGCGTTCGCAGAAACGTTGAAGGAATGGGAAGAGTCGGGTAATCAGATTCCGGTTCTTTATGGGCATGATTTCGCCGACCCGTTCTCCAACATTGGTGCGGTTACGTCCGCCGTGGAGGATGACCACGGGTTGAAGATTACAGCCCGCCTGGACTTGGATAATGCGAAGGCGGCGCAGGTGTACCGGCTAATTAAGGAGCGGCGCCTGTCACAGATGAGTTTCGCGTTCCGCGTGCTCGATTCCGCCCAAGGTGAGGTGGACGGCGAGCCGGTGCAGGAGCTTAACCGTTTGAAGCTCTACGAGGTTTCCGTCGTGCCGATTGGGGCGAATGAGGAGACGGAGATTCTGACTGTGAAGTCGGCTCGTGAGCTAATTTCGACCGCTGTGAAGCAGGCCGAGGGGTTCGCCGACGATGAGCGCGCCGCACTATCCGCTGAATTGTCTAGCGCTGCGCACCGGCTGAAATCGCCGCCTGCGCCGCCAGGCGACGACGAAGCCACAACCAACAATCCAACCAAGGCACGCACCAACCGGGTACGTGCTTTTTTCATGCTCGCTGAAAGGAGCGATGACTAGTGAACATCAAGCAGCTGAAGGCAGCCAAGGCTGACGTAGTAGCCAAGGCGAAGAAGATTCTGGACGAGAACCCCGACGGCCTGACCGACGAGGACCTGGCAACCGTGGAGGATTTCCAGGCCAAGGCCGCGGACTTCGACTCCCGCATTGAGAAGGCACAGAAGCAGGTTAACCTGCGCGCCGCATTCTCCAACGACTACGATGACGCCGACGAAGACACCAAGAACACCGGCGTGGAAGCAGCCAAGAGCCTGGGCGACCACTTCATCAAGCACGCGGAGCCACGACTTAAGGCTTTCTCCGCGGGCGACCACCTCGCGGTGCAGGCACCGGAGTTTAAGGCCGCCTCTGACCCGTCCCTGACCTCTGCGCAGGGCCAGGGCGTTATCGATGGCTATGCCGCCGAGTACCAGCGCGCTATCGTCAACCAGCGCCGTGAGCGTCTGGTAGCAGCCGACATCATGGGCTCTGCCCGCATGAACGGTGCGGTCATCAAGTACCTGGTGGAGAAGGCGCAGCGTATCGCCGAGGGCGGACCGGAGACTGTCGCCGAGGGCGCGAAGAAGCCCTTCGTGCGCTACAACCCGCTCGAGCTGGTCACCGAGTCCCCGGCTAAGGTTGCGGCGCTGACCAAGATTTCCGACGAGATGATTGAGGATCTTCCGTTCCTCGCGGACTACATCAACCAGCAGCTGGTCTACGACCTTTCCGTTAAGGAAGAGGAGCAGTTGCTCAAGGGTGACGGTCAGGGCTCTAACCTGACTGGTCTGTTTAATCGCGAGGGTATTCAGCAGCTGGACATTGGTAGCGGTGACGCTTTCGACGGCCTACTGGAAGCTATCCAGATGGTCGCTCTGGTTACCCCGCTTACCGCGGACGGTATCCTGCTGAACCCGTCTGACTTCCAGTCCCTGCGCATCGCTAAGGATAATAATGGCCAGTACCTCGCCGGTGGCCCATTCCAGGGCCAGTACGGCAACGGTGGCATTATCCTCAATCCGTCCATCTGGGGCCTTAACGTTGTATCCACCCCAGCGGTCGAGAAGGGAAAGTACATGGTGGGCGCATTCCGCCAGGGCGCGACCGTGCTGCGCAAGGGCGGTATCCGCGTCGATGCTACTAACTCCAACGTGGACGATTTCGAGAACAACCTGACCACCTTGCGCGCCGAGGAGCGCCTGGGGCTGATGGTTCCTCGCCCGGCTGCGTTCGTGACCGGCACCATTAACTCTGGTGCAGGCGCTGGCGAAGAGGCGGCTGCTTAGTATGGCGCGCCCTGAATTGAAGCCGTTTCGGGTGATGATTCCGGGCGGGTTCGAAGCCACCCTCATGCTGTCGCAGGAAACCGCCGAGCGGGATTATCCGACGGCACGTGAGGTGAAGCCCGGAGTGGTAGAGACAAAGCAGGCCGCGCCGAAGCGTGCGCCGCGCCGCAAGTCCACCCGAACGAAGTCCGAAACGAAGAAGTCCTAGACGGAAAGGGGGCTTGTTGTGGCCGAGTCTGAAACCGGCGGTATCGCCCCCGAACACGGTGTGGTATCCACCGACCCGAAGGTTCCCCAGGAGTTCGTCGACCGTGCCGTGCAGTCGGTGCGGGTGCTGGCAGGCTGGCATATTTTCCCGGAACGTGTAGAAGAACTTGTTCTTCTTGCGCCGGGGGATGGTCAGGTTATTTTGCCGACGAAGCGACTTGTTGATGTGGAATCGGTCGTGGTTGATGGCCACACTTTCGAAGTAGACAAGTTGGTCTATGACGAAGCGGGTGTGGTGTGGATACCAGGACTTAAGCCCCGCCGTGATGGTGTTCCTCGCCGCGTCGTGGCAAAAATCCGCCACGGGTTCAACGAGCCGGTGGAGCTTATTAGCGTGATTACGTCCATGGCGCTGCGCGCCGCACAGTCCCAATCCTCGTATTCACTCGACCGCATTTCAGTAGGTGGTATCAGTGTTGGTGCTTCCGCTGGCAATGGTGTTGGTGGGGCTGTGGCGCCGGTGTCTACCGAGTGGCGAATCCTTGACGAGTACAAGCTAAAGGCCCGCCCATGATGCAGCTGATCTTTACCGAACGTGTGGAAATTCTCCGCCCAAAGCGGGTGCGGGGTGAGTACGGCGGTTTCGTTGAATCGTGGGACGAGCCGGAAATTATCCCCGTGGACACGCCCGTGAGCGTGCAGCAGGTGCGTACGTCGGAGGATGAGTCCGGTGGCGGGCAGATGATTAGCACTCGGTGGCGTTTGTATTCGCAGCCGCCCAGTCTGCTGACGGAGATTAAGCCCAATGACCGTATTCGGGTTATTGGCGGCGTTGGTGGCACGTGGGTGGTTGGTGACCCGGAGCATTGGCGCGGTGCGCTTTTGCCGCATACCGAGATGGAGCTGGAGGTGTTTCGTGGTTCGAGTCGAGATTGATTCTGACGCCATCTTCCAGCAAGTCATGGGTACGACGAAGGTGCAGGCGAAAGTTAACGAGCGGGCGGCAAAGATTTCTGGCCGCATCCGCCGTGACTTGAACCGTGCCGGCATCGACGCGACGGTCTCCATACGCGAGTACGCACACGCTAATGGCCGCTATGGTGTCAACGTCATGGGGAACGCCAGCGATGAGGATTCGCGCAAAGCGAAGCGCATTGCCCGCCGAGCAGGAAGGAGTGTACGTCGATGAACGATGTGGACATACTCAAGTTCGCTATTAACGCGGTGGCAGAAGTCTTGGGCGATGACCTGTGGGTGGCGGATCATCTACCGCCCGCGGACGAGCTCGAGAATCTAACCCCCGCGGTAACAGTCGACCTCCTCCCCGGCAGCGAAGTCGTGCCCTGGGGCGCGGACTCTGGCGAGTACATCTCGGAGATTATCTCGCTCGATGTGGAAGTCGTGGGTGTCTCGCGTGCCCAATGCACTCCGGTGGGGGACAAGGTGCGCGCCGCGCTGCACCAGCTGCCGTTCCTAGAAGGCAGTGGTGTCAAAAGCGTTGATTGCCCTCGTTTCTCTACCCGCGAGGATATTAACCCGCAGCTCCGGGTCTTGGGGGCTGCAGTCGATTTGATGGTGCTCAAGACCTAGATAAGCGCCGTCGTTCAAGTTTCCATCCCGTTCGGGCCGTGTGGCCTGGGCGGGTTTTTCTATGCCCAATCATTCTTTGAAAGGAATCAACCATGCCAAAGCAGAAGACCCTAGAGGGCTTTAATGCTCGCAAGGCCCGCGTCGGTATGACCGGCGCTGTCCGCTCCTCCGCCCTCGGTACCGCGCCTGTCCCGTTCGGTGAAAAGTACGATACCGAGACTCATTACAACCTTGGCTATATCTCCCCGGATGGTTTGGAGATTAGCTTCGATGAGGATAAGCAGGAATACATTCCTTGGCAGGAAGTTTCCGCAATCCGCACCGACATCACCAAGGCCGTGAAGTCCATCAAGCTGACCCTGTGGGAGACCGGCATCGAGAACTTCGCGAAGTTCCTCGGCGTATCCGAGGACGCGCTAGAAGAACAGGGCGACGGTTCTTTCTCCTTCTACGAGGACGCTTTGCCGCAGTTCGGCCACGAGCACCTGCACATTGACGTAGTCGATGGCGACAAGGCGCTGCGCCTGGACCTGCTGGACGCGCAGATTACCGAGCGTGGCTCGATGGTCTTCAAGAAGGACGAGATGTTCGGCCTTGAGGTTACCTACACCTCCTACCCGGCATCCTACGAGGACTACAACTCCACCCTTTCGAAGGGCGTTGGCAAGACCGCTCGCTGGCAGATGAACTCCGCGTGGGCCACCGGCGGCGCTAACATCTCTGGCGCGACCGACGGTTCCACTCCGCTGTCCATCTCCACCAGCTCTCTGCCGGCTGGTACGCAGGACGCGGAGTACAACGCGACCGTGGCGGTCAAGGGCGGCAAGTCCCCGTACACCTTTGCGGTGTCCGCCGGCACTCTGCCGGAGGGCCTGTCGCTGAACGAGTCCACTGGTGCTATCACCGGTACTCCGACCGCCGCAGGCAAGGCTACTTTCACCGTGAAGGCCACCGACGCGGACAAGCTGTCTGCGACCAAGCAGCTGACCCTCAACGTCGCTGCTGACTAATTCAACTCCCTTGGGGTAGGGGTGCGGGAACCATTGTTGGCTGGCCCGCCCGCTCCCCGCTAAATCCTCACTTCCGCACTAAAGGGCCAGCCACCCAAAGACTTTTGAAAGGGGACCAGCCATGTCCAATATCAATCTTGACGCCCTCATTGAGCAGCGTGCAGAAGCCACCGGCTCCAACGAGGGCCGAATCCCATTCGACTTTAAGGGCCAGACCTACGACTTCCAGGACCCGCTGACCCTGTCCGACGAGGATAAGGAAGAGCTCAACGCTATTGATTGGGAGCCTGACCTTGCCGCCTGGTACATGGGTGATGAGCAGTACGAAAAGTTCGTTACCGCGGGTGGTTCTTCGAACCTGTGGTTCCTCGTGTTCAACGAGTACATGGAGCGTAATCAGGATATTGATTCTTCGGGAAAAGGTACTCGACTGAATCGCTCCTCGCGTCGTTCGGCGGCCCGGAAGCAGCGGAAGCGTCGTTAGAAGCCCACTACGGGAAAGATGTCCTCGGCCAGTTCTACCGTGGGGACATCACTCTGCGGAAGCTGCGCGTTCTGTTGGAGGGGTTGCCGCCGGACGCCCCAGCGTTCTGGCTGGAAACCCCGAACGGTGCGCGTACCCCGTGGACGCTGGCGGACGCCCAAATCTGGCGCATGTTCTGGGCCACGGCCACCGCCGCCACCGGTTTATCCGGTGTGGATAAGGGCAAAACCATTTTTGACAACATGCCCCAGTTTCCGTGGTCGAAACCTGTTAATCAATCGTCCTATGGCTCGTTCGGTGACCACTCACCGGAAGAGGTCCTGGACTATCTCGACTCTCTTTAGGAGGCCGTCATGTCCGATGCCGTGTGGGTACCAGTAAACGCCGAGATGAAGGGTTTCATCGGCACGCTGGTAAAGGAAGCATCGGGCGCGGCGAAAAAGGGCGGCGAGATTGTCGAGAAGGAGTTCGCCGCAAGTGGTAAGCGCGCCGGCGAGTCCATGGCTAGTGGGCTGCAGGCGTCTGCGGCGAAAGTCTCCCAAGTCTCCACTAAGCTCGCGACGGCGCGTAAGGCTGAGGCCCAGGCGGCGGCAGACGTGGGAACTGCGGAAGCGAAGCTCGAGAACCTACGTAATTCTGGCAATGCCAAGGCTTCGGAGCTCGCGAAGGCGGAGCAGCAGCTCGAGACGGCGAAGAACAAGCAGGCCGATGCAGCTGTGCGTGTGTCTCGTGAGGAGAAGAACTTAGACGCCGCCCGCAGCGGTGGGCAGACTAAGTCCACTGCGCTGGCTCGTGCGGAAGACCAGCTGGCGAATGCCCGCACGTCGCAGCAGACTGCGTCGGCGAAGATCCGCACCGCGGAGATTCAGCTTGATGAGGCACGAGCTAACGCGAAGTCGAAGTCTGACGCGGTGTCTGCTGCCGAGAAGAATCTTATGGATACTCGCGACCGTTACGGCGCGAATACTAAGCAGACTGCCGCTGCGGAGCGCCAACTCGAGACCGCGAAGAAGCAGGCGGCCACGGCTAACAACCAGGTAGCTACCGCCGAGGGGCGAGTAAAGCGAACCCGTGCGGAATCTCAAAGCGCTGCCGATACCTTGAAAGCCAAGGAACTTAGCTTGAAAGCCGTGCAGGAGGACCTGTCCCGGTCTTCGCAGCGGGCTGCTGAAAAGACGAAGACCATGGGCGACTCGTTCAAGAGTGCCGCGGGCAAAGCCGCTGATTTCGCCGGTAAGTACAAGGTGCATGCCACTGCCGCACTGGGCGGTATTGGTCTCATCGCTAAAGAGTCGATTGCTTACGCGTCGGAGGCAGAGCAGTCCTACGGTGCTGTGGAATCTATCTTTGGTGACCACGCCCAGGGAATTATTTCCGCGTCTAAGGGTGCTGCCGAAGCGGTAGGTCTGTCTGGGCGCGAGTACCGCGAACTCACCGCGTCTACGGGCGCGATGCTGAAGAACATGGGCATGCCCATGGACGAGGTCGCGTCGAAATCGCAGAATCTCGTTGGTGTGGCATCTGACTTGGCGGCTACCTTTGGTGGATCTACCAAGGACGCTATCGAAGCCGTGAATGCGCTTATGCGTGGCGAAGCTGACCCTATTGAGCGATACGGCGTGTCGCTTAAGAAGTCTGACATTAATGCGCGCATGGCAGCAAAGGGCCTGGACGGGTTGACGGGGGCGGCGGCGAAGCAGGCCGAGGCACAGACGATGCTGGAAATGCTTACGGAGCAGACTGCCGACGCGCAGGGACAATTCGGTCGTGAAAGTGACACAGCTGCGCACAAACAGCAGGTAGCAACGGCGAAGTTCAATGATGCTAAGGAAGCCATTGGTACTGGTTTGTTGCCGATGTTTGCGGAGCTTGCTTCGAAGGGGGCAGTTCTCGCCGGTGTTATCGGTCGGCATCCGAAGGCGTTTATCGCTTTGGGTACTGCCGTAGGAATTGCCGCTGCTGCAATTGTGGCGATGGCGACCGTGGCTCCAATCTTTACTGCGATTAGCGGCGCCGCTGCCGCTGCAGAGATGTCCATGTGGGGATATGTCGCGGCCCAGGCTGCAGCGATTGCCCCAATTCTTGCAGTGGTCGCCGCGGTGGCCGCGGTCGGCGTAGCACTGTGGGCATTCTTCACCAAGACGGAAATCGGCCGGAACATGTGGGACGCTTTCACCCATGCTCTGGCCGCCGGCTGGGATTGGGTGGTCGAAAAGTTTAAGGCTGGCCTGGATTGGGTTCAGTCTACTTTTGGCCCGGTGTTTTCCCAGATTGGTGACATGATTTCTGGCGCGTGGGACGCCACAGTAGAGAAGGTCACTGGCGCGGTCGACCGTGTGAAGCAGATTTTCTCCGGCGCCCTTGATTTCCTGAAGACAGGTGACACGACTGACTATGCCGCCGCGCTCGGTATTAGTGAAGATTCCCCAATCTTTACGGCGTTGACGTTCTTCCGCGACCGCATCGTGGATTTGAAGAATGTTGCTGTCGCCGCGTGGGATTATATGAAGGCCAAGTGGTCGGAGTTCACGACCGGGTTCGGGCAGTTCTACCAAACGTGGATTGCTCCGGTTGTGGAGTTCCTGAAAGCGGCCTTTTTCGTTTTGCAAACTACTGCGATTAACGCGTGGAATAGCATGCAGGAAAAGTGGGCCGAATTTACTACTGGCTTCGGCCAGTTCTATCAAACCTGGATTGCGCCGATTGTCGATGCCATGATGATGGGCTTCCAGTTCCTGGGCTCTGTTGTGTCCGCAGCTTTCAACGGAATTTGGACGGCTATCCAGTTCGTCGGCAGCGTCATTTCTTCCGTATGGTCTGGGATTATTCAGCCTATTCTGTCGCTGTTCATGTCGGTTGCGCAGGCCGTGGGTACGTTCGTTGCCTCGGTGTTCACTGCCGTGATTGGCGGCGCGTTCCGTGTAATGGGCAGCGTAATCTCCAGTATCTGGAATGGAGTCATTAAGCCAACGTGGAATTTCTTCCGTAACGCGGCCGGCCTGCTGGCGGACGTTCTGACGGGTAATTTCGCGAATATTCGTAATCGTTTCAGCTCGATGGGCCAGGCGATTTCCAATATCGTCCACGGCGTTATCAACTCGGCGATGAACTTCTTTAAGTCCATCTTCGAGAATGCGAAGCGGGTGGCTGCGTCGTTTGGTCAGGCTATTGGCCGGATGGTTGGCACGGTTCGCGGCAAGATTGGCGAGATGATGGGCGTGCTGGGCCAGATTCCGGGCAAGGTCCAAGGCGTATTCGCTTCTGCTGGCACGTGGCTGGTTAATGCTGGTAAGAACATCATTTCGGGCTTGATTAATGGTATTAAGTCGATGTTTGGCCAGGTTGGTAACGCGATTGGTTCGGTTATGCCGGACAAGATTCGCGGCATGCTTGGCTTCATGGACGGCGGTGTCTACATGGCGCAGGGTGGTATCACCCGCGCTTACATTGACGGCGGCATCGACAAGCTAGAGCGCTACGCTAACGGCGGCTCGAAAGAGCAGCACAAGGCGCAGATTGCTAAGGGCGGCGAGTGGCGAATCTGGGCGGAGCCGGAAACCGGCGGCGAGTCCTACATCCCACTAGCCAAGTCGAAGCGGAAGCGGTCTACCCAGATTCTTGCCAAGACTGCCGATATTTTCGGCCTGACGGTTGTGGACAAGAAGGGCGAGCCGGTTAAGCCGGGTACGTCTTCCCAGGTTGCCCCGGCTAGAACGCAGTATTTCGCCAACGGCGGAATCACGGTCAAAAGCCTGCGTGATTTCGTGGAAGGACGTCCTGCCAACGGGCACCAGGCGTCGCGTTCCCTAGAGGGTGCTCCCTACGTGTGGGGCGGCTCAAACTGGGGCGACTGCTCTGGCGCCATGTCCGCTGTAGCTGCGTTTGCTGCTGGAATTAGCCCGTTCCCTCGTAAGTTCGCTACTGGCAATGAAGCTGCGTGGCTGTCCTCGCACGGCTTCCGCCACGGGCGTGGCAAGAAGGGTGACCTGCGTATCGGCTTCAAGAACGGCGGGCCTGCCGGCGGTCACACCGCGGGTACTCTGCCGGACGGCACCAACATTGAGATGGGTGGCGGTCGTGGTAACGGTCAGATTGGTGGCCGTGCCGCTGGCGCGTGGGACTCGTATTTCAACGAGTTCTTCTATAAGACCATCAAGCCGCCGAAGCCGCCGAAGATGAACAAAATTCTCGACCAGAATGCCATCCCGGACGGCAGCACCATGACCATTGACGGCGTTCCCGTCTCTGTAAGTGCCGATGAAACCACCGCGGGTAGCACTGGCGAGAACACGGTCACGGTTGCGTTGTCCCCGGAGGACGCGGCCAAGGCCACCGCCGCGAAGGGGCTGGGAGACCAGTCCATTTTGGACTTCGCGGTAGACGGCATCTTCGACATGCTGGGAATGAAAGATTCCACCATCAAGAAGCTGCTGACCACCAAGGGCAAAGACCTGCTGCCAAACGGTGACAGTATCGTCACGACTAAGCAGGTCAAGGAGCAGCCGCGCACCAATGTGGCCGCGAAGAACGCCCAGGCGATTGAGTCCGATGCAGTCGCCACTATGCCGGAAGCGAAGATGGCTAAAGACCCGCAGCTCGCACCGCCGAAGCCGAAGAAAAAGGCACCGCAGTGGGGCGAGCCTTTCTTTGCGCACGAGATTGCACGCTCGGCCAAGGATCACAAGTTGGACGTGCACGGTGCGAAGATTGGTCTGGCGACGGCGCTGGTGGAGTCGGGTAGCCCGCTCAAAATGTGGGCGAACCGCGCTGTGCCGGAGTCCTTGAAGTTCCGGCATGACGCTGTTGGTTCGGACTACGATTCTGTGGGTCTTTTCCAGCAGCGTGATAACGGCGCGTGGGGCACGGTGAAGCAAAGGATGACGCCGTACGACAGTGCGGGCATGTTCTTTGACGTGATGCTGCGTAAGTTCCCGAACTGGAAGGGCATGGACCCGGGCGCTGTGGCGCAGGGTGTACAGGTGTCCGCATTCCCTGACCGGTACGCCGGACAAATGGGGCGTGGTCTGCAGCTGGCGAAGCGTTCCGGTGTGTTTGACCGGGGCGGTCTTGGTTACGGCAAGGGTCTACTTCCGAAGGACGTTGTGGCGCCGGAGCGTGTTCTGTCGCCGCAGCAGACTCGCGCTTTCGATGACCTTGTGTATAAGGAAATGCCGAAGCAGCGTGACGGTGGTGCTGGCACGACGGTGGTTATCAACCTTGACGGCCAGGAAGTGCTGCGTAAGCGCGTAGACAAGGTCGAAGGTGAGGTCACTATTAACACCGAGGAAATTGGCAAGCTGCGGCGCCGTACGAGCGTGGCTGTAGCTGGCACGACTAGGGGAGGTGCAATGTAATGGGGTTCTTCAACTCGCGGTCCATTTACCGTGACCCGATAACTATTACGGTGGTCGCCCCCTCTGGTGACCAGTTTCGGATTGCTGACCCTCACCAGCGTGGGCAGCAGTCCGTCCTCCTCTTGGCGGAAGGCTTTGACGGTGGTGAGGGGAAGGTGGACCATACGACCCATGAGACGGTGACGCGCTACGGTGTGCGCCGCACGGGGTTTAAGGTTCCACCGATTTCCGGCAGTCTGAACGTTCTCGTAACTGATGATGTTGAGGATTTGTCGGTGGCTTTCCGGCGGTGGCGTGCGGCCTGGTCATACACCCAGCCGGGGAAGCTGAAGGTGGAGTGGCGCGACGGGCATACCTCGGAGATTGAGGTTGTGCTGGCGGACGCTGCTCCGCTGCCGTCTTCTTTCGTGGGGTTGCACGTTATGGAGGATGAGATTAAGTGGGAGAACTTTTCTGGCGTCTGGTCTGGGGGTATTAGGACATACACGGGTAACGTCACTGTGACGGTTCCGGGTGATTTGCCGCCGAAACTTCGCCTGAAATGGGATGGGCGCTCAACCAGTTTCACCTTGCCTAGCGGGCTGCGTGTCAGCTTGGGCAGTGGCCCGGGCACTCGGTGGATTGATTTGGAGCGCGGCATGCAAGGCCAGGTCACCGACGCCAATGGCGTGGTTGATTCTGGCACGTGGTCTTCGCTGCGCGGCGTGCTCGTAGGGGAGACGCTGCAGCCACACACAAAGAATAGTTTCCAACTGGGCGCGGGCCTGACCCTAGAGGTCACCCCGCGCTACTTGAGCCCGTGGAGGTAAAGCATGGTTGATTGGGTACAGCATAAGGCCCACCGTGAAGAGGTCATGCAAGCCCACGGGCAGTACGTCGGCCTGTATGACAAGAATTGGGAGCCGGTGCTCGATATTGAGGATTGGCTGGAGGCCGAGTGGGGTGGCATTTTTGCGGACGTGGGCAATATGTCCATGACCTTGCCGGGTGAGATTTCGCCGGGTGTGGTCAACCCCGTGGTGGACCATTTGCTGCGTGACGATTTGCGCAACCTCGACCGTGGCGGGAGCCTGGATGCGCTTATTCACGGCGCGGTACATGTCGTGGTGGAACGCCCCGGTCTTAAACGACGCTGCTACCGCATCCTTGAAATTAATCCTCGTGGTGGTGACCCGCAGGGCAATCCCGCCGAGGTAGAGCTCACGGGTGTGGACTCGATGGAGCACCTAAAGCACCTGCCGCTGTGGGCGGACCCGTCCAACCGCAGCAAAGTGGTTCAGTTGCAGTGGGAGGACCGCCAAGACGGCAGCGCCGAAAAAGTCTCCCGCAAACTCATTGGCCGAAATCTCATTGGCTACCAGCAGCCAAGCCTGCTGGACAACATGTTCGCGTGGACAGCGGGATACACTGACCCCAGCCAGTGGCGCGGCTTTAATCCATCGATGCACCCGGTGATTTGCTCACCGGTCATGTCGGGCAACAAGTCCGAATGGTGTGTGGTGTCCGCTCGTTGGGATAACGCCTGGGACCTACTCAAAGCAACGTGGGCAGCGGCAGGCGTGCAACCGTTTGCGTGGCTGTGGCTACCGGGCGACCCGCAGCCCTTCCCGTCTTATACGACGCTCTCGTTGCCGACGACGATTATTGATTTCGCCCCTAGGGCTACGGTGACGGGCGCGGCCGGCATTGTTGGGCAGGCTTTCCGCCAGTTGAAGCGGACGATTAGTAGCGACGATTTCATTACTTCTACGACGGAGTTTGCGGACGTGGATGTTCGCAATTCGGATGGGCGGCGCCCGTGGGTGGTCTACACACTCATGGACGCACTGGATGTGAATCTGCGCAAGTCAACGGATCACCGCTGGCTAGTGGGCGGTAAGTCTCCGGACATGGTGAATAAGGCTACGAACATTGGCATCAAGTCCGCGTTTGCAGCGGCGATTGCTGCCGTTCCGGGGCTTGGCCCTGTGGCAGCGGAGTTGATTAAGGGCGGCAGTGAGCTGCTGGCGGAGATGTCTGCCGACCGCTTGTTCGTCCTCAACGAGTACGTGGATAAGAATCGCCAATTCCACTATGGCCGGTCTCGTTTCACGGCTATTTCCAAAACTGGTGAAGCCAACACGGTGGAATCGCTGCAGAAGGCGTGGCAGGCGAAGCAGGAGACGGAGGGCGGCATTTCCGCCGAGTTCTCCATCGATAACCCCGACCCGTATTTGCCGGGGCGTGATTTCGACCTTGGCGACACCATTGGTGTTACCGCGTGGGGTGTGGTGTGGGCGGCCTACGTCAGTGGGTTGACGTGGACTTCTAAGCCCGGCAATGAGGTCGGCTGGACGCTGCGCATTGGTGATTACTCCTCGCTCGCGTCGCCGGGTGAGCTGTACCAGGCCAATAAAGAGAATATTCGCGCTGTGATTGGCCGGCTGGCCGTGACAAAGGGAGGATAAACGTGGATTACCGCTACATTGTGCCGACAGAGGTGCCGGAGTCAGAGCACCCGTACGCGGGCCTGTTTCTGGGGGTTGTGCCGGAGGGGCGTGAGTCTGCCGTGGCGCGGCACATCTTTGACGATTTAGGTGCCCGCTTTCAGGTGGGGGAGCCGGAGACTGTCACGCTTGGGTGGGCGATTGATTTCGCCACTGATAGTGACCGTGAGCGTGCCACGGTGGGCGAGGGGCTGGACTTCCAGATTCCAGGTGCCGACCGTCGTGGCGTACGCATCGTTGAGGGGCATCTCCCGCCAGGGATTGAACTACACCGCCACAACGGCACCCTGACTGGCACGTTTACTAAGCCCGGCCTGTATGACGTGACCGTAGTGCTTGGCCCGGCGGTGAAACTCGACCCACTAGGCGGCAACGGCACACCAGGCGAACAGGTCGCGTGGATACCCGTGGGGGCTAGGCGTGCTCGTGCCCAGTCCACCACCCCGGCCCCTAAGACGCTTGACGGTCTCACCGCGTTGGAGTTATCCCAGCTCGCTGCCGAGGCGATGCGCTTGGAGCGCCTGAAAGCAATGGAGGAGCTAGACGATGGGCATTAACCCCAACGCCGGTGATGGTGTCGAAAAGAACTACATCATCGACGGAAGACACGACGCTGAAAACCTCGTCACTGATTCCGAAAGCACCGGCAAAGAAGCCGGAAAAGTATTCGCCCAAATCGCCGCACAATCCGACTCCGCCAACACCGGCATGAGCGAGCTCTCCAAACGAGTGGCCGCACTCGAAGGGAAGAAACAGCCCGACCTATCCAAATACGTCCCCACCGAAACCCTGAACAACCTCCCCCTCGTCCTCTACTGGGACGGCACATCAAAAAAGCCCCCGCTGCAGCCAAACTGGCGACTCTTCAACGGGGCGACCGGACAAATAGAGAAAGGAAACTAACCCATGGCACGCACAGTAACCTTAACCGGCCGCCTTGCGGACATCACCAGCCGGCCAGTACAAGAAATTTCAACCTGCACCGTCAAAGCCCCCGCGTACCGGCCTGGACCCGATGTAGAAATTACAACCAGCCAGCCCCACCAAGTCACACTAGATACAGACGGCAGGGTAACGGTCAACACCGTCGCCGGAATCGGGTGGCTCTACATTGACGGCCCAGGGTGGAGCGAAAGCATTAAGTTTGTCGCCGCCGTAGGCATGACCACCCTGTGGGAGGCAGTAGTAAACGCACTCGGCCCGAACGGAATAACTGACTACACGGACGCTTTATCTAATGCGACCACAAAGATTGACTCTTATGTGGACCAAAAGACTAGCGAAGCATGGGCAGGACTAAACAGTAGTATTGCGCAGCGCCCGACGTTGGGTGTGGCTACGTCTATTGCTTTCGGCGCTGCTGCCGCATTGGGTGGTGAGCCTACTACCGGCGGTGCTGGCGTGGTGGGGCAGTGGGACGCGTCTAAGCCGATTACGCTGTGGGGTGATTCTGGTATTGACCGTGGTGACCCTGGCCAGCGTATGGCAGACGGGCTGAAGAACGTGCTGCGCCAGGGCGTGGTAGAAAACGCGGTGGGTGGTTCCACTCTGGATAATGCGCTTTTGCGCATGGGTGGCATCAGGCTGTGGGCCACCCCGGAGGGTGGGGTGATTCCCGCTACAACGTCGCCGGTGATGTTGAACTTGCATGGGGCAGACGTGGGCATGATGTCGCAGGGCAAAGTGCCAATGACCTATGCCGGTGTCAAGGGCACGTTTGAGTACTCTAATTCGGTTGAAGGTGGCGGCTTTGTTGGCGCCCGGTTTACCCGCGAAGTTGCTGGCAATGAGGTTAAAGTTTCCGAGCCGAAACCGTTGGAGTCTCGTACCGTCTTCGACCCATACGCCACCCACATCATCGTCTCCGGCGGTAACGATAAGCGCTCCTCGGTGAAGAATATCCCGGAGGATGACCTGCGTGGTCACCTCGTTGCCGGGTATATCCGCATGGTGGAAATGATTGCCGCATCACCCACAAAGCACGTCCTCATTGGTGGCGTGAAAGGGCGTGCAGATACCGAGATTGGGGACTGGTATCACCGCATAATCGTGGAGGTCAATAACTGGCT